CACTGCTGCTGTCATACGTTTTACGAACTGTGCCCGTTGTTTAATCATGAATTCATCAACATGTTCCTGAGAAACTTTATCGAACTTCCAGATCTGTGGACCGTAGGATAGAACATCAAGTAAATCAATTAGACCCTTACGTTGACCATATTGTTCCGCTTCTTCTTTGAACTCTGCACAATTATTCGTATCCAACCAAAGTTCATGACGCTCTACGATTGGAATGAAATTCTCAATTCGTTCGGCTTTAGCGTTAGCATTTTGTGGAGTCTTAAGTGGAAGAAACTGAATACCAATAAGTTCTGGATGTGAGTGCTTGTGCTCTTCGACAAAGTAATTCAGATGATAGAGCAAGTACTTCTGCGCTGCCACAGCTTCAACATAGACAACGCGGAGCTTCCACTTCACAGCAAGAAAGAAAATCTGTTTGACAAAATCATCAATAGGACAAGCCTTTGCCCACTGATCGAGCAGATATACTCTACGCGGGTCACGCTCTACACCAGTCACCGCGATAGCATGACGGCACCGACCGTCTTTGCCAGCTGCTTGACCTAAGTGCGAGCCACCATGATTCGGATCAACTGTCATGTACCGATCAAGATTCCGTGGGAAGACATCTTTTTCTACATCGCCGGCTGCTACGTGATGACGGATGACAATGCGATACTGCTGAGGATGCGAGGTCTCAAAATACCTGCTGAGTGTCGGAGACTCTTTCGGAATCGCCAGCGCGCCAGTAACTTTCTCAAAATTAAAGTACCGAAAATCCGCCATGTTAAACTTAGCTTTAGACGGATCAATAGGATAGTTAAGAAACTGACAAGAAAAATGGTACGAACCTAGACGCTTCTTCCACCTGAGTAGCTTCTCTTTCGTGAATGCCTCTGGAAATATAGGGTTCCCAAAGGGATGGAGACTACAACACCCACCCAAAGCAGAGTGAGTAGTCCAGCTAAAATAAGGTTCTTCTTGTCGAATGTGTGAGTTAAGATCGTCATGCGACCACCTGTTTCCAACAACTATCTCGTCGAAATCTCTTCCAGGATTATCTGGGTCTGAGTCAGTCGCACCCACAAGAATCTGGTGATAATCAATTGTATCAGCCATGACGACTGTAGATTTACGCGCCTCGCGGCCAACCAAATCATCCTGTACAACGACGTTGTAATGCCGTGATTGAAGCGCGGCTCCCACACCGATAAGATCAAATGTACCTTCTCCTTGACCGCGACCAGTGGAAGTTCTTCTTTGATGTAAGGATTCATTTGTCCACGTCTCCTTTGATGTGGGCATTATTTCAGGAAAAAGATGATTGAAGAATGAATTATTTTCGTAGTGATTCGAGATTCTGCTGCCCAACTTGATCGCATTGGTAATGGTCTCACTGACCAGCAGGATACGTATGTCTTGACTGTGAGTTCTGTGCATCCACTCGATATAGAGATCAGAATAGCCAACATTCGTAAAGAAATCTTCTTCCCGTTTGCCAAAAGGTAAAGCACGCCAAATAGGAAAACACTCACTATAGACTGTGCTTTTGAAATGGTCCCTGGGAATTTCGATCCCCTCCTTGAGGCCATCTTTCATCACAGTAAGACACATCTGATAATGTAAGTTCGAGGCCTTATCAGGATTCTTGGAAAATCTGTTTTTGCCCATTACGACGGTGCTGAAATAGTACAAGTCCATCAAAGAGTTTGCGCGATAAACCTGCTTCTTCTCCGCCGGCGTTTTGCATAAGTCTGTGGGAATGAGATTATAACCTAGAACGATAGAACGAGGTACGAAAGTATCCCCGGTCTCTCCTACTTCGAGAGCGCGGAGTACATCTCGTACCTTCTGTTCTATTTCACGCTGACTCAAGAAAACTCCTACGCTACAGGCGTCACAGTGGTTGCAATAATCTCTGCTACTTCCTCAGCCAGACCATTGATGATCGTGGAGGCAGGAATGAACAAAGGCTTCTTCAAGCATTGAACCTGAAGTATCTTTGTCGTGGGATCGTAGTGATAGGTGAATACGAATGAGCCGTGAGTTACTTTCACGGTCTCGTTTACTGTCGCAGCAACTTCCTGACCAGTGTCGGCTTTGATCTTAGCAACCAAAGCATCAAACATTGGCTCGGTGACGTTGGTGAATGTTTGCATTTGAAGCGCCATGTGTTTCTCCTAGAGAAGAGTGCTCGTAGCAACCTGTTTCTGAACTGTAGCTGCCGTCGCAGTTGTCGTCGTCGCCGTAGTGCTTGACGGAATGAGATTAAGCAACGCGACGATGCTGTTGATGATCGCCGTCTGCTGAGTCGTTTCGATCTTAGTTCCTGTCGCAGTCTCATACGCGGTAAAAGCCGCTTGTGCATCCGCAATAGCAAGTGCGAGCTTCTGTGCTCCGGAGCCACTCTGCACATTCGCCGCCGCTGCAAGAGCTTCGGCTTTCGTAGCCGCTGCGGTGATACCTGTGAGCAATGGCGAAAGAGCGGGATCAATAATCGCTACCACACCAAGGCTACTAGTAATGACACTATCGACAGTAGAATTCGTGAAGAACTTCTTCAAATCCGCCGGTACTGCCTCAAGCCATGTGATGAATCTGTCTGCCATTTGTTACTCCTTAGTCAATGTTGGTTGTCATACATTCTGCCCAGTACATCCACTCGAAGCACCGAGGACCGAAGACTGAGCTGAACACGTCTCGCATGCTAGTTCACCGTCCCATCTGTAGGCAGTGATTCTAGCAATGCTGCATCAAGTTCAAGTTGCGCCAATGCTGCTTCTTGATCGACGGCGCTGAGAGTGTGCGAGTTTGAGAACTCCTTATTCGCCAGTACTGCAGCAGAAGTATGTTCTCCATGTGTCGGCGGCGCTGCGCTACGAATAGCATTGATGATGCTACGCGATGCTTCGTCTGCCTTCTCGAAATCAAACATATCAACAGGCTTAATCTCGGTCTTAGATATTTTGGCGAACTGACCCTCGCGATCAAGGATGTCTTGAGCCAAAGCAACTTTGTGCTTACGCTCTGCTAGAGTGGTCCCTTGCGATTGGATTTCGTTCGCCAAAACTTGCAGCGCCGCGGGAAGCATCTGAGTGAGCATCTCACGGCGCTGAGACTTAATCATGTCTAGATTTGAGTCCATGTCTACGATAATGCCGTGGGTGATTTTAATACGAGCATTGAGGTAGTCTGGAGATTTCTTGATATAGCGTAAGCGAGGCACTGAGATACAGAGCATCGAAGCTATAGCGCCTTCGCCAAAGCTAGCGGCTTCTAAACGTACAATCTTTTCTAGACGCTGTAGCTTTTTGAAAGCGTTTTTCAGCGCTGGCTTGGATCCAAGACGCCCACTCTTTGGATTGAGTGAGCCGCCATAGTGAAGGTGTCCGAAATTTGCTGAGGTCGCCATTAAAGATCATCCCTTTGTGGTCCTGTGCGCGGTGCTGTGAGATTGTACCGCTCAAAATGTGCATGTAGCGCACGTCTCAAAGGACTAGGATCACCCTGCCCTGCCTCGCGCATCCTCTCAGATCGCCGAGGCTCACACTCGCAGTCTTCAATCTCAGACTTCTTATGCGTACATGTGTTCATGCTTTAAGTCTAACACGCCTATGGCGGCGCCGTCAAGTGTATGCAGGGTATTTCACAGCCAAAAAATGCACCCGCGTGCATTTCTTTGGCGGCTGTATGCGCCAAAAATGCACCCGGGGACTGGCTGGACACACCCTGTCACTCATAGTATAAGTCCTACATGTTCTACATGTGCTACAAATTCTACTACGATCTTACACACTCTGAAATTTCTAAAAAATTTAGTAGCACGGTCCCCCCACCATTATGCGTCATAATACATTTTTTGAGGCGGATGTGTATTATTACATATATTACAGCAAAGAGAGTGAACAGAGTAAAGAGAGCAAAGAGAGCAAAGAGAGTGAACAGAGTGAACAGAGTAGACAGAGCAAACAGAGCAAGAATGTATGTCTTGTGTTTACTAGAGAGTATACACTATAGATAGATATAGTTTAGTGTTAAATTAGTTGAAGATAGTTGTGCGAAGAGAGTGAAAGAGAGTTATACTTTGAGAGTGGAAGAAAACCAGAGCACAGAATATAGAGCGCTGAGATTCTAATCCACGGCCCAGGCCACTGTACCATTAGGCTATACTTTGACAACTGAAAGGCAAAGCACCGTTGCAGTGAATACGTGTAACGCGTATGCGTGGTAACACTCGACTTGCAGAGACGGTGCTCACAGTGTAGTATGCTGTGATAGTCCCATTAGTTCCACGTGGAACTGTAAGAAGATAAGACAGTATGTATCAATCTTCATGGGACTATCACAGCGTATTGACGCTGTATAAGGAGAAAACAAACATGGGTCAAGAAACGAATGTATCTGAATTGAAGTCAGTGAAAGTGACTGACTCCAGTGTGACGCTGCCGACGGAATTCAATCCGCTGATAGTGTTGAATGAACGTCAGCGCATTGCGCTTGCTGCAAAGTGGGGTGCATTGAAGCAAGCGGAACGTGACGCGTATGTAGAGTTTAGTTCTACTGGCGTTACAGATAGCGCTACACTGTACGTGATCGCTTCAATCCTCACAGAGGCAAACAACAAGATTTTCTCAGATAGTCGCGGCGAGTATCTGGGAATCATGCAACAATGGTATCAGTCATTGACCAGTGGCGAAGCATCCATCAAGAGCTACGGCGAAGCCGAGTTACAGAAGCTGGCCGATAAGACTACGGGCGCTCAACAACTTACACTGTTGAGCGCGCTCAAGGCGAAGCTGTTAGCTAACAGGACATTCCTCCCAGAGCCGGTTGAAAAATCCTTCCGCGCACTGTGTAGGTTCTACGGCTTTGACCTCAACATGGTCAAGTAATCAAACTCCGAAACGCTGGAGTAATCCAGCGTCTACAGGTTAATCCTGTACTGAAGAGGAGAAAAACGAAATGACTAACGCCGAGATTGTAGTTAAACTTCGCGCAGTTTGCTCGCAATATGAAGCTGGCGCAATTTGTGCCGACCAACTACAACGTAAAGTAATGCTCTTGATCGCTATGCTGGTATCAGAAGAGTAGCACGACAGAACGGGAGTGCTAGTACAGATTCCTGTTCTGTAGCGTGGGTACATGTACTCTCTCTCTCTCTCTGCACACTCTGTTCTCTCTCTCGTACTACAATGTATGGGGGGGTCATCGACTACCCATGTAAAACGATGATAACAAATGTCTTAACTAGGGTAGCTAAGGATGCGTCCGAAATTTTGACAAGCGATGGCTGAAAAGGTGCTTGCGAAAATCGCCCTTGCGAAAATTCGTTTAAAAGCTTTTTCTTCTAGTAAAAAAAAAAAAAAAAAAAAAAAAAAATATAATAATCTAAGAACAAAACAAACGAAGAACGAAGAAAAGAAACGTAGTAAAAACACTTTCTGTTCTATTGTGAAGTGCGAAGACGGCGAAGCCAAGGCATGAGCGGAGGCATCGCGTGTCAAAAATTCCGCCCCATGACTAGGCAGGGGTCATAAGTTGATGATTTCAAAGGCTTTAGGTGGGAGGCCATCGACCCCCCATGCTCTCTAGCAGCTTGACAAAGCCCACACTCAGCGCGTATGATTGAGAGAGTGAAGGAGCATAAAAGCATGGTAGATAGAGCTACGTTGCCAGAGTATCAGGAGTATGTACAAATGCTTTTGATATATAAACAAGCGAAAAAGGATTACCCGATTTTTGTGTCAGCTTATGGTTGGATGAAAAACTCTGAGAATCCA